GACGATGGATGGACTTGGATAATATGTTAGCAAGTATCAAGTCTGGACTGGATGGAATGTGTTTGGCACTTGAAATTGATGATAGGTGTTTTACAAAAATAACAATAGAAACACATAAAGATATTTGTGGATTGATAAAAATTGAGTTAAAATAGTAAAAAAGGGGGTATTTATGGAACAAATGGCACTTTTCTTAGTTACTTTGCTACATTCAGGGACTAATACCCATCTTCAGCATTGGACTACGAAATCCTACGCAACACACAAAACGCTTGGCAAATTCTACGAAAACATTGTTGAATTAACTGACCAGTTGGCTGAGGCATATTTTGGATGCTACGGACAAATAACTAAATTCCCTGACACTTATCACTTACCTAGAGGTGAACCTTTAGCATACCTACAGTCATTACAGAAGTTTGTTAAAGATGCAAGAGACGATCTACCTAAAGACTCTGAGATTGTGCAATTAATTGATAACATTGCCCAAGAGATTGACACAACAATTTACTTATTAAAGTTTAAATCATGAGTCGTAGAGACCAGATTGAAGCTGCAATAGAAAAGACTACTAAGGGTAAGGATAGGAATTATCTACCTACAGAACAGGGTGCAGGGATGACTGCTAAAGGTAGAGCAGAGTATAACGCAAAGAATAATGCTAATCTAAAAGCACCACAAAAGAGTGGAAAGAGGCACGATAGTTTTTGTGCAAGGATGCAAGGAGTAGTAGATAACGCAAAAGGTGATGCACCTAGAGCCAAAGCAAGTTTAAAACGATGGGGATGCTAATGAAAAACGGACTATACGCAAATATTCATGCCAAACAAGAACGAATTAAAAAAGGTTCTGGCGAAAAGATGAAAAAGGTAGGCTCTAAGGATGCACCTACTGCTAAAGATTTTAAAGAGTCAGCTAAGACTGCTAGACGAGAAACAATTACAGAAGCATACGATAGGCTCATGAAATGAAACACATGACTAGAGAGTATAAGAAAGAGGATGCTTTACTAAGACCTAACAAAGAATCTACGCTTGAGAAGAAACAAAAAGAAAGGATCATGCGTAAAGAAAAGATAACAAAAGCATTTAATAAGATAGTAAAAGACCCATTCTGATGGACAACGAAACATTAGCTAGTTTATTAAGAGGTAGAAATCGTGCAGGACAACCTGTAGATGCTACTGCTAATATTATTGGCCCTGCTATGAATGCATTGGGCAACACAATATATGGTGCTGGTCGTGGTGCTTTAACTGCGATGGCTGGATTGCCTGGTGATATTAATCAATTAATCACAGACAACTTAGGAACTCTTGTAAATGCACAAGGATTACCTACAACAAAAGAAATTCAAGACTTTTTACCTGTTAAACCTACGACTTATGAGGGTAAATTAGCCCAAAAACTAGGTGAATTTATCCCTGTAAACCCTACTCCTATAGCAAAAAGTGCAGTAGCAATAGCTAAACCAGTAGGAAAAGCAATGGGTGAGCAAGCATATCGCATGACTGAGGATATGTTACAAAAAGAAGGATTAATGCCAAGCGTTGTACCTGTTGGCCCGAACCGAATACCATCAAATGAAATACTTTTTCCCAATAGAACATTGCAAAGTTTAACTCCTGCAGAAAAATCTGCATTAACTAAATTTGATAAAGCCCTAGCCAATCCTGCAGTACGAAGGAGAGAAACACTAGCATTAGAAGGCCAAACTATATTAAAACCAAATATTGAAATGGCTGACAGAAATATTATTTTGCCAGAACAAATGCAGAACAAGATGTTAGTACCTGTTGTTGGTGACACTTCAGAAGCTGGTCTAGAATTAAGTCAAATTAAAGGTGTACCTTTAGCTAGAAATGTAGATTTGCAAGGTGGTGGTAATTACATGAGGATGCAACCTAATATTGCTGAAAATAGAGCATGGGCATCTGAACCAGAGGCTGCAATTAGCAAACAGAACAATTTAACGGCTGCTGGACAATCGGGTAAGGATGTTTTGGGTATTAACTTTTCACATCATGTGGCAGAAGCCATGATTGGTCAATTACCTGTATTAAAACCATCAAAAACTGCAATATCGGCATTGAACAATGAAATACAAAATTTAGCCGTAGTAAAAAAGAACAAAAAAACAGGTGAAAAAACTACATCTTATCCTTATAAAAACTTTGCTGGTGTAACAAGTCCCAACATATATGAACAATTAGCGAATGGAACATCCACAGCTAGTGCTGGAAATTTAAGAAAAGCTATTGTTGAAACAATGAGCAAAGCAGAATATCGAAATATGGGATTTCCAAGATGGGAAGATGTTGCTGATGCTGTAATTACACCTGAGTTAAGAAACGCACCAACAGGCGAAGCAGGATATGGAATATTTCAAGGCATACCTGAAGATCCTATTATGCTCGCTAATACTTTAAGACATGGAAGTTATTCAGCAGGCATACCAGGCAAAATGGTAGGTGGATTAGAAAATACAATCCCATCAGAGTTGATGTTCCCTAAATCTTATGCTGCACAAAAAGCTATGGGCAGAGATCCTACCAAAATTAATCGTTCATTTATGATGAGCCATCAACAAGAACTTGCAGACCAACAATGGTTAGATAATATTATGCAGCATCTTGAAAGGCAGAAGTCTGGTCAATGAGAAACTCTTTTTCTACCAACAATTCATCAATCAATTGTGTAATAGCATTAAGTTTTACATTGTCTGGCATTTCTAAATATGCCTTACTGTTTCGAAAATCTACAGTTTCAAATTTAGAATCGTAACTTGCTCGAATTATAATAGTTCGCATATATCACCTCTAGAATGAATCTTAATTTTAACACTTTATTAGTAAATATAGTATAAAATGATACCTATATAAATCAACTACTTGAGAATATATGGACAAAAAACTGACGAAAACTGACGATGTAAGGTTAAAAAACCTTAGTAGAGCAGGCAGACCAGCAGGAATACCTAATAGAAGCACTACGCTTGCACGAGAAGCGATTGCTAACTTTGTTGATGGTAATGCCCACAAAATGCAAGAGTGGCTTGAGAAGGTCGCTAATGGAGTCCAAACAGATGATGGTAAATGGGTAGTACCTCCATCACCTGATAAAGCGTTTACGATGCTACAACAAGTCATGGAGTATCACTTACCTAAACTTGCTAGACAAGAAGTAGTAGGAGATGAGGCAAAGCCAATCCACTATAGGTTTTCATGGAAGAAGTAGTCGAGATAGAACTAGATTACAGTCCTAGAACTGTATTTGAGGGATTTCACGATAGAACAGAGAGATGGGCAGTCATAGTCGCACATAGACGATGTGGAAAGACTGTGGCTGTACTCAATGACACAATCTATAGGGCATTGACTGAGAACAAAGAGAATGGTCAGTATGGGTACATTGCACCTTACTACTCACAAGCTAAGTCTATTGCTTGGTCATACTTATTACGATTTAGTGAACCTGTACGCAAGACTGCTAATCAATCTGAATTATGGGTAGAACTGATTAATGGTTCTAAAATACGACTATTTGGTGGTGACAATCCAGACGCATTAAGGGGAAATTACTTAGATGGGGTAGTTTTAGACGAGATGGCAGACATGAAACCTAATCTTTGGGGACAAATCGTGAGGCCGTTACTATCAGATCGACTTGGCTGGGCTACTTTTATAGGTACACCTAAAGGACACAATGGATTCTATGACATCTTTAGCAAGGCAGAGCAGCAAGATAACTGGTATGTAAAAGTCTTACGAGCAAGTCAAACAGGGATATTACCTAGAGACGAACTAGACGATGCTAGGTCTATGATGACAGAAGATCAGTATGAGGCTGAGTTCGAGTGTAACTTTGAGTCTGCTATCTTAGGTGCATATTATGGTAAAGAGATGCGTATGCTCACAGATCAAGGCAGAATCACTAATGTTGAGTATGATCCACTATTCCCTTGTCATACATCATGGGACTTGGGTTATAGCGATGATACTGCGATCTTTTGGTTTCAAGCTGTGCATGGTGAGATACGAGTCTTAGACTATCACTCAAGTAATGGCGAGAACATTGATTACTATACAAACCTAATCAAGTCTAAAGAAAGGGAATATGGGTATAAATATGGTACTCATTGGCTACCTCACGATGCTAGAGCAAAGACTTTAAGTTCTGGTGGTAAGTCAGTAATCGAGCAAATAGCTACTAAAATACCTATAGAAACGCTTAAAATAGTACCTAATCTATCGTTACAAGATGGAATACAAGCATCAAGGATGGCATTACAAAGGGCATGGTTTGACACTAAATGTCAAGAGGGTATAGAATGTCTAAGACAGTACCAAAGAGAATATGATGAGGACAAGAAGGTTTTTAGGGATAAACCTAGACACGATTGGACAAGTCATGGTGCAGATGCATGGAGATACCTCTCTATTGCATACAGAGAAGAAGAAAAACCAATCTTGAAAGACCACTCGATCAAGGGGTTATATGTAGGACAAACAGATGTAACTTTGAAT